AACCAAAACAAATAACCTATGAAGCAATTAGTATATAAAGAGGGTAAACCAATGCGAAAAGTTAAAATAAAAGCTTTAGAAGAATTGTATAAACCAATATTTTGTATAAATAATAAACTGTTTTACTTTGATATTATTAAAGCTGAAGATGCTCTTTTTTCAAGGAGATATGGTTACAGAGGTAAAATAATATTTAAATATTCAATACTATTTTATATTAAAAATAAAAACCAAAACTAATAACCAATGAGAAAAATATTAGACTATTTAAAATTTATATTTATTAGCATTCCTTTATGTATATGCTTATTAGTAGTTATTTATACAATATCATTTAGCAAAAGTTTATGGAAATAATAGTTATTATAATATTTTGGGAACTGTTTAAAGAATTAATCAAAAGAATAATTAAAAGCCAATTATGACACCAAAAGAAAAAGCACAGGAATTAATTGATAAAATGGAAAGACCATTAAATGATGATTATGTTGTAGATTATAATCCTTATTATAAAGAATGTGCATTAATAGCAGTAAATGAGATAATATCAAATAATTTTTATGATAAAACTTCTATACCACATATAGGAATAAAATATTTTGAATCAAATTCTTATTGGGAAGAAGTTAAAAAAGAAATAGAAAATTTATGAAAGGTGGAGAAGTGAAACAAATAAAAGATTATCCTCATTATGATATTTATAATGATGGTAGAATATTTAGCAAAAGACATAACAAGTTTTTAAAGCCTTTTAAAAATTATAAGGGATATTTAATGGTTAAATTAACTTATAATTATAATCCTAAATCAATAGCAATACATAGATTAATTGCTTTAAATTTTATACCAAATCCTGAAAATAAGCCACAAGTAAACCATATAAATGGGATAAAGATTGATAATAGTGTTGAAAATCTTGAATGGGTAACTGGAAGTGAAAATTGTTTACACGCACATAAAAATGGCTTAGTTAAAAAAAGAAGTGAAGAAAGTAAAAAATCTCAAAAATTGGCTTGTTCTAAAATGGTTTTAGATTTACAAATAGGTATATTTTATGATTCAATAACTGATATTGCTAAAGCAAAAAATATTTTGCATTCAAAAGCTTCTTGGCATTTAAAAAGAAATAATAATAAATTATTAATAAAGTTGATATAATATGGCATCGGAAATTCGTGGGTTAGAGAACGCAAGAGCAATAAAAATGATAGACATAGAAACAAAAGAAGCAACGGAATTTAGGTCAATAGCTTATGCAGTTAGAGTAACAGGAGTGCCGGAATATTCAATAAGAATGGGTTTAAATCCTTTACAAAAGAAACGATTTGAGGTAAATGGTCGCAAAGTGTGTTTTCGAGTATTAAAATAAAATTATGATAAGAGTAATAAATTTTAGTGGGGGCAAAACAAGTGCCTTAATGACTATATTAAATTATAGAACAGGCGACTTAGTTATATTTGCTGATACCGGCAGAGAACACCCCAAGACATATAAGTTTATAAATGATTTTGAAGCATTTGAAAATATACCTATAATTCGTATTCAATATGATGGTGGATTTAGAGGAATGTTAGAGCATAATAAATGGAAGCATATTCCAAATAGAGTTAAGCGTTCCTGTACTATTGAATTAAAAATAAAAACTGCTAAAAGGTGGTTAAGGGCAAATTATGGCAAACAAAACTATGAATGGTTAGTAGGATTTAGGGCAGATGAAGAAAGAAGAGTAAAAGGATATGAGCAAAGACAAGCATACATACATCCAAAATTTCCTTTATTTGAAGCCGGAATAGATAAAGCCTATGTAAATGAATATTGGAAGAATAAACCTTATACTTTAGAAATTCCTGCAATTTTAGGTAATTGTACTTTATGCTTTTTAAAAGGTAAAAATGCGATAATAAATATTCTTAGGTCTTATCCTGAACTTGCTAAAGAATGGATTGAAGATGAGGAATTAAGCAAAGTTAAGGGGGGGGGGCATACTTACTTTCAAGATACAACATACAAGCATTTGCTAATGATGGCAGAAAACAATTTATTTAAGGGACAAGATTTAGAAAACCTTAACCCAGCTTTTAATTGTTCGTGTACGAGCTAATCCCTAATTTTGTAATATGGCAACATTAACGCTCCCTAAATTAACGGCAAAGGCTCAACATATATTTAACCGATATATTAGATACCGAGATAACGAAGAAGGATTTTTTACTTGCATTAGTTGTGGTCAAGTAAAAGGACACGAAGTTATGGATGCAGGGCATTATGTTCCTGTAAAGAATGGGTCAGCTTTAAGGTTTAATGAATACAACGTACACGGAGAATGCAAAGGTTGTAACGGCTTTGACCAATTTCATTTAATAGGATATAGAAGAAACCTAATCGACAAAATTGGCTTAGATATGGTTGAATGGCTTGAGGCAAATGCAAGAGTAACAAAGAAATGGTCAAGAAGCGAATTGGAAGAAATAATTGAAAAATATAAATAACATATACGACACAATAAAAGAAGTAAAGCCAGTAAACGGATATTTTGGCTACACTTTTGTAATTGAGGAAATAAATCACTTTGTATATGGGGAAACTAAAGAAGAAGCCTTTAACTTTGTGGCTGATTATATAAAAGAATATTATGGCAAAATTAAGCAGTAATGGCAAGGTTAGCTTCGGCAAAAAGAAAGAAGGCAACGCTAAAAAATCATATAATAAACATAGTCCTAAACCTAAAAAATATAGAGGTCAGGGCAGATAAAATTAACCTATGAAAATAACACAAATTAAACCCAATCCAAACAATCCAAGAATTATTAAGGATAGCAAGTTTAAACAACTTGTTAAATCAATTCAGGACTTTCCACAAATGCTTGAATTAAGACCTATTGTTATAGATGAAAACAATGTAGTATTAGGCGGAAATATGCGATTAAAGGCTTGTATTGAAGCCGGATTAACGGATGTGCCGGTAAAAGTAGCAACTTTAAGTGAGCAACAAAAGAATGAATTTATTATTAAAGATAACGTAGGATTTGGCGAGTGGGATTGGGATGATTTAGCTAATAATTGGAACGTAGAAGAATTAACTGAATGGGGTTTAGATATACCAAACTTTGATATAGCCGGATTTGCAGATCAAAATAAAGAGTTAAGTCTTGATGATGTAAGTGATTCAATGACTATAACATTAAAATATACTGAAGAAGAATATTATATTGTAAAAGACACATTGTCTAAACTTGCATCTACTCCAGAGCAAGCTATTTGGAAATTATTAGGTAATGATTAAATATGAATTTAATGACCATAGATTTCCATATAAATGGAATTTAGCTGATGGTTATCCTGCAAAAGGAATAGAATCTAATGGATTAAAAGTATTTGGTACTTTTATTTGTGGAGGTGGTTCTACAATGGGTTATAAGTTAGCCGGATATACCCATTTAGGAGGAGTAGAAATTGACCCACAAGTAGCAGATATTTATAAAACAAATCATAATCCTAAATACTTATATAACCAGGATATTAGGGAATTTAATAAACTTACTGATTTACCAAAAGAATTGTATAATCTTGATTTATTAGATGGAAGTCCACCTTGTTCTACATTTTCAATGGCAGGAAGTAGAGAAAAGGCTTGGGGTAAAGAAAAGCAATTTAGAGAAGGTCAAGCAGTTCAAACACTAGATGACCTTGTATTTGAATATTGTAATACAATTATAAAGCTACAACCTAAAGTATTTTTATTAGAAAATGTAAAAGGTATTATTTTAGGTAATGCTAAAGCTTATTCTAAGAAGATTGTGCAAACTATGGAAGAAGCAGGTTATAAAGTACAAATATTCCTTTTGAATGGAGCTTCAATGGGTGTACCACAAAGAAGGGAAAGGGTATTTTTTATAGGGCATAAAAAAGAATTAAACTTTAAGCCTTTAAGGTTAGATTTTAATGAAAAACCAGTATTATATAAAGAAATAGAAGATGGTTCAACTGGTAAGCCTATAACAGGGGAAGCTTTAAAATTATGGCAAATTTGTCCTCCTGGATTCCCTCTTAGCAAAGTTCACCCTAAAGGAACTTATTTTGGTAGTTTTAAAATTTCTCCTGATATTGTTTGTAATACTATTATTGCAACTGATTCTAGTCCTATATTTCATTATAATAAACCTAATTCATTATCTAATAGTGATTTTTGTAAAATTGGAACTTATCCTTTAGACTATAATTTTAAAACATTAAGACCTAAATATCTTATAGGAATGTCAGTTCCGCCAATTATGACTGCACAAATAGTATATCAAATTTGGTTACAATGGTTTAAAAGCTAACTTTGTAAATAATTAGAGAATAATTAGATATGGCAAACGAACAAAATTTAATACCGGCACAAAAAGGAGAAGTGAGAAACCCAAAGGGAAGAGGCAAAGGTGTTCTAAATTCAAAGACGAGATTATTAAAATTATTAGAATTAGTTACTACAACTAAAAACCCAGTAACAGGCGAAATGGAAGAATTTACGATTGCCGAGCAGTTGGATATGAAGATTATAGCAAAGGCTATGAAAGGAGATATTAGAGCATATCAGGAATTACTTGATAGATTAGAAGGTAGAGTAAAACAATCAACTGAAGTTGAAATTAGTGGAGGAATGACAATTAATTGGGAAGAGAAAAAAACATACGTTGGAAATAACCCATCTATTTAATATTATGAATTCATTTTTAAAAAGATTATTATTTATTCTATTAATATTGCCTTTAGGAATACCAATGATATTTGAAATCCAAATTAGATTAATTATTTCAATTTTTATATGGTTTATAAATGGCAATTTTAATGAAGATTTTGTTCTTGATACATTTATATATAAAATATTTGAATTTATATTTTTTTAATGGAACTATCCATAAAACAAACCATCGCTCTCGATTTACTCGAGGATAAAACAACAAACGAAATATTATTCGGTGGTGGTGCCGGTGGTGGCAAAACGGCTTTGGGTTGTTATTGGCAGCTTAAACAACGCTTAAAATACCCTAATACTCGTGGCTTAATAGGTCGTGCGGTCCTCAAAACACTTAAAGAAACTACTTTAGTTTCATTTTTTCAAGTGGCAAAAATGCAAGGATTAGAGTCGGGTAAACATTATAAGTTTAACGGACAAATGAGCCAAATAGAGTTCTTTAACGGCTCAACAATTCTATTAAAAGATTTATATTCATATCCAAGTGACCCAAACTTTGATGAATTAGGTTCATTAGAGATTACCGATGCGTTTATAGATGAAGCCAATCAGGTAGATGACAAGGCAAGAAACATTATTAAGTCAAGGATAAGATTTCAGTTGGACCAAAATGATTTAGTTCCTAAGATACTTTATACTTGTAATCCGGCAAAGAATTGGACCTATTCAGAGTTCTATAAACCACAACAAGATGGAAGCATAGCACACAATAAACGCTTTATTGCTTCGTTAATAGATGACAACCCGTTTATATCTAAGCACTATAAGGAAAACCTTTTAACATTAGACAAGGTAAGCCAAGAAAGATTATTAATGGGAAATTGGGAATATTCAAATGATCCTGCTCAATTAATTGACTATGAAAAAATACTTGACGCTTTTAGGAGCGATTATTTACCTAATGGTACATCTTACATTAGTTGTGACGTTGCTCGTTTTGGTAGCGATTCCACTGTTATTGGCATTTGGAGCGGAATGCGTGTTAAATTACATCAATACCAAGGCAAGTCGGTTGTTGAAGTTGCAGAAATAATAAAGAAGTTCCAACAAGAGTTTCAAGTGCCTACATCAAATATAGTAGTCGATGAGGACGGAGTCGGTGGTGGAGTTTGTGATATACTTAGGTGCAAAGGATTTGTAAATAACTCCAGGGCATTAGATAATCCTATTACAAGGGCAAAAGAAAACTATGACAATCTAAAAAGCCAATGCTATTTTAAATTAGCTGAATTAATAAATGATAGCAAATTATATATCAATTCTGATGGAAGTCAAAAACAAAAGATAATAGAGGAACTTGAACAAGTCAAACAAAAAGCAGTCGATAATGATGGAAGCAAAGGAGTAATATCAAAGGATAAAGTAAAAGCTGCAATTGGTCGTTCTCCCGATTTTTCGGATTGTTTGGCAATGAGAATGATTTTTGAATATACTCCAAAATTTGTAGTATCGGTTTATTAGTGTAAAATAACTAACTTTGAACTTAAATGTACATATATGGGATTATTTGATTTTCTATTAAAAGCAAAATCACCGGCATCCAAACCTTTACAATCAGTTTTACCTTCTCGTGGACCATTAGGTTCAATGGTAAGCATTGAAAGGGGAATCGTTACTTGGCAAGGAGCTGATGCTCAAAGCTACGTTAATGATGGATATGTTGGCAATGATATTGTTTACTCTATTGTAAGATTAATTAGTGAAAAAGCAAAAATTGCTCCATTTCACGTTTATAAAGAAATAGACCCCATAGCTGCAAAAAGATATAAGGCTTTAATGGCAAGTCCTGACAAGATTGAGAATTGGAAAGAGATAAAAGACTTACATAAAAAAGCGTTTGAAATATACGAAGGCGATACTCGCTTAAATGAATTATTACAGTTCCCTAACGAAGAAGATACTTGGTCCGATTTAGTTGA